GTCATGAACAAAGTTTTGTCATCAATAGTTTTAAACAAATCTTTTCTAACGACACCATGTGTACTAACGCCAGAGATTGGGCGGGGGTCGAGAATGACACAGGCAAATGGTTGAATTTTATTCTTTAGCAGATCAGGATACGAATGCTTTACACATACAACCTTTGCTCTATTCTTTCCTACATTTTTGATAGTCTGCTTAACCTTCTTCCAGTCAGTACTTTTACCGCCTGAGATAATAATAGCCACATCATTATTTGCTTTTGCTTTTGTAATCCAAGTATCAATAACAGATGTATTCTTTTTAACATTATTAAGAATATCTTCTTTAGGCATACAGTCTCTTGGCTGCACCACAATAGGTGCTCGGCTAAACTCAACAGGTAAATCAGGCAGATCGTCATCTGTTAGCACCACTGCTAAATGAGTTATACCTCCTTCAACAATTCTATCAGAGGATGGTAGAACCTTTTTTCTCTTCTCTACCTTTTCTATAATTTTATTAACGCCATAGAACTCTTCACCGGGATCATTACCGTTAGGGTCTTTAGAAACAAAGTCATCAAAGACTACCACACTACTTTCTTTCAGCATGTCATAATCATGATTAACGGTATCTTCTGAATGACCACCATCAATGTAAGCAAAGTCTACTTTCTTTTGCTGTAATGTGTGCTTTGTGTCTCCCTTGAACAATTCAAAATTAAATGTTTTACCTTTTGATTTACAATCTTTCTGGTATTGATTCAGCCTATCTTCAACTGCAGCAAATAGGTTGTGCTGCTTGCTGTTTAACTCCTTCTCGTCAAGCTCAGTTGTTGCATCTTCAAACAGATCATAACCATAGTACGTTACTTCATCAGAAGATTTGAATGCAATCTCGGCCATCTGAATAGCTCTACCGCCATTCCATGTACCTGTCTCTGCAATTGTTTTGGGCTTATAGTGATCCACCAACTGTAGCAGTTGTCCATATCGTTTAGGACCATTGACATCGGGAGCAACTGTCTGTGAAATATTTTTCTTCTTATTACCTTTATAATGTTTTACATATTTCGACAGAGGGAATAAATCAAAAGCCTGATCTCCGTTGATCGGATCTTTAATATCTGCATTGCCTGTCCAATCCTTAAACTTCAGACCGTGAGCCTTGTAGATAATAAGCAGACGCTCGAAAAGAAAACCGTCATGCCATTCTCTATAATTTAGAATCTCTCCAGTAATATAAGCACCCACAAGATCGCCAATAAACTCTAGAGAAACTTCACTGTTTAGATTAAAACCAATGAACGATGTTTCACTATATGTAAAATTCTTTCTTCCTAGATGTACCAAATCTACATCTGGTAGTGCTTCAAGAAAAGATGTTTTAGATAGGTCTTTATGTGTAACAGTATCCGCATCTAGCCACACAAGCCAATCAGGTGAGTAGCCTTCCTTATCGGCTTTTGCCTTTCTTTCAAAGGCACAATCAGCTATTGCAAATACTTTGTGACAAAACTTAATAGCGTCCATACGCCAGTTGTATTGCTTTGTCTCAGGAGACATGCCATTAAACTTTTTATATGTATCTCTAAATTGATTTAATTCTTCTAGATCATTTAGATTTCTAAATTCAATGTTCTCATTATCTGGTAACTTCTTTGTGTTGATATCAAAGTCATGATAATAAGCAATCAATTTAATTGATGGCTCCCAGTGTTCAGCGGCAGTGAATACCATCTTCTCTGCATAGTCATGCCAGCCCTGCTCCGAGAAGGAGGTAACGACTGTTATTGTTCTTAAATTACTCACAAGTTTTGTTCCACTTTATTGTTTTAGTTTTTCCTATCATTTCTTCTATCTCAATAGCATCTCTAAAGTTTGTCCATTCCAAAGCATACTTTGCATCAATTAGTCTTTGAGGTTTCCATCCGGGGAACCAAGGCCCACCTGTAGTGAAGTGAACATTCTTTGCTTCAATCTCATGATGTGAATGTCCATCTAACCAATTCCATTCTTCGGGAATATCACCAATCAAATCATTGGATAGCCATTGAAAGTTATGTAGGTAATATCCTGTTTTTAAATTAACATCATCAACGGTCAAATTTTGGTGGGCTTCATGCTCACAGTTCCATAGAACAAAGCTCGACCAGTTCTTTCTATTATACTGTGTTTGAACTTGATCGTCCATCTTTGTTTTAGACGTTGGATTATAATTATGTTTAACGCACCATATAGCTTTATCTTCTCTAGAAGCGTAATCAAATACCTCTATGATATCTGATCTAACCATCATATCACAATCCATAAAAAGAGCAAGCCCCTTCAGATTATTTACAAAAGGAACTAGAAATCTTGTAAAGGAAAACTCTGTAGAGAATGGTTTATTGTCCTGTGTATCTAATCTAACGCTGTTCTCTAATTTAAATGATCTTCTAAAGAAGTTGATGCGTCGAAGAGTGGATTGATCTAGAGCCACTACACTGATAGGCTCTGAGGCAGTATCCAATATAGACTCTCTTAATACTTCATACGCTTGGTGTTCCTTATTGTCATACCCTATATACACTGTAGGGATATTGCTCATTTACCCTGCCCTCTATATCTTTTCCAATTTCTTTTTTTATGTTTGTTAGTTGGTTTACAGTTTGTGGAATGACCTATCGAAGTTCTCATATGTTTGTAGATATCTATCTTGGTTGATAGGCCAATAGTTTTTGTAGATGCCATTAAATAATCCTTATAAATAAAAAGAGCCACCACACACTGGGTGCAGTGGCTCGTTAGTTTAATTAATATTAATTGTTTTAGCTTGTTCTTCTAACGGAACAATAACATCAATGGTGATTCTTAACACCCCATCAACATAATCACAATTAGATATCTCTGTGTTGTCAGACAAAAGAAACTCTCTTTTGAATTGACGCTTTCCAATTTTTTGCACAACTGTAACGGCATGGTTGCTCTCATCTGAGGGTTCAGATCGGCCAGATACAATAAGAACATTTTCTTTTTGTTCTACCTTAAGCTCTTCCTTTTTAAATCCAGCTAAAGCCAGTTCAATTGTAACTTGTTCTTGAACATTATCGGCCACACCTAACCCCAATTCCTGGATAGAATTTTTATCCATCTTCGTAACATTGTAAGGGGGATAAGACGATTGATTAGACATGTGAATACTATTCAAAGTATAGTCATGAATGTTATCAAACAGCCTGTCTAGACCAACTGCATTGGTTCTGATTTTATTAAAATGATTGTTTAAATCCATATAAAATTTCTCAATACTCATTTTACTTCCTTTCTTTAAGCAAAGTTAATGTGCTACCAATCTTTAGTTAAGAATGGGTAGCTTTCCACAGTACAATCTTCCCAATTAGAAAGAGCATATTCTTTTGCCTCTTCTTCAGTTGGAAAGAGCAAGGGACCAACATTCTCGTGTGATCCCTTTTGATCATAGTCTAATACCCAACTATATCTAGAACCTATTTTTCTTTTAATACCATACATTATATACACACTTTTATAGTTATGTCAAGTATTTATTTGGCACTCTCGGCAGGACTCGAACCTGCAACCTACAGATTAGAAATCTGTTGCTCTATCCAATTGAGCTACGAGAGTTAAACTCCGCACACTCCTCCTGTGCCAGCTATCTCACAGATATCATGTGTTTGAATATTCTCTTCAAACTCTTCGCCAAGTTTATCTACAGCTTCTTTGTAAGGCACAACGGTTAGAGGTTGACCTCCTCGACTACCATCAGGAAAGCAAGTGAATCCTCTCAACCTGTGTGCATACTTAGCAAGAGTATTTGCAAAAGGAACAACGAGGTCTTCGTTATTTCCTTTTGATCCCCAAGCGGGTAGATTAATTGTGCTGGAGATTGACATGTCAACATACTCTTGAATGTTTGCTTGGAATGAAAGCCTACGCTCATAGTCTGTAGCCAAGTCCATAGCCGATTCAATCGAATCAGGATCAGCCCCATAAAGATCAATCATTTCTTGAGCGGCACTGTCTACAACATACTGATAATGCCATCTACGGTTCTTGAGATACCTACGTTTATAGGCTACAGCAAAGATAGGTTCAACACCAGTTGAGGTTCCGGCAATGATGCCGATAGTTCCTGTTGGTGCTACTGCTCGTTTAGCCACAGGTCGAGAGATTCCTAACTGATCAGAGAAACTATCCGAAACTCTATCAGACTCAGACTTATAAATCTTTAGCCAACGATGCATCTCTTCTGTGGTTTCATATCGGCTTCCTCTTTGGATCAACCACTCATGTAATCCCATCAGTCCCAGACCAAGCCTACGATTCTTTTCCCTTGTTTTATAAACTTTATGGTAAGGCAGTTGCGCTCTCAATGTACCACAAATAAGAAACTTGGTTGCTAGTTCAACGACATTTCGTAACTGAGAAACATCAGCAATCCTAGCAAAGTTAAGGCTTCCCAAATTGCAAACATCGGAATCATCACCGCCATCAGGAGCATTGTGGTTGTTTGCTGTAACTTCTGTACAAGCATTTCTAAGTGTTTCATTTTCTTTCTCAAAAAAGTTAAAACTAAATCCCGGTTCGGCAGTGGACAGAGCCTGTCTTACATTGCCTAGAAATACATTTCCTACTTCTCCAGTTTCCCAATAGTTCAACAACCATTCAGTATCATAGTTTACACTGATGTTTGTCATATCAAGAGGAGCAGGAAAATTAAAGTCATCTTGCTTTACATCAAACAGGGATTGTCCTGTGTTTCCAACAGGCATGTCCTTCCAATTTTTGCAAAGAAGAAACTTGCCAATGTCTTCATGCTTCCAATTTAAACTAGCATAGATAGCAGAGCGACGACTCCCACCCTGCATAACCCTTCTACCAATCTCATTGATCATCTGCATCTTAGGCAAAGGACCACTAGCAATACCACCAGTACCTCCTAGCTCCTTACCCTCCGCTCTATACACAGAGTAGTCTGCCCCAATACCACCTCCTGTCATGAGACATGACTCTGCTTTCCATGAAAGGTTAGCCCAATCTTCTCTGGTATCTTCTTCACAGTCTAATAGGTAACAATTATTAAAAAACTTTTTATCTCTACCAGCATAGTAAAGGTAACGTCCTCCCGGTATAAATCGAAGCTCTGCTATATGACTAATCAATTCATCCTTTTCAGACTTCCTAAGATGTTCCTGACATACATCCTCTACAAGAGTAGCAGCAAGCTCATGCATTGTCTCTGCTCCCTTGTGGGCATACTTTGTATAAAAAATATCTTCTGAAAACTTAGATCGAAACTGTGGATTTTTATTAGACTTAAACATAGGTGCTATTTCCCCTCATTTGGATAATCAAATTCTAAAATCATTTCTGCATACTGAATAATCTTTTTAATATCTTCTGCCCCTCCCTTCGATTTGTGTCGAGTAATGTACTTAATAATATTACCTTCAAAGAAACTTAGTCCATTAGCAGAAATATATTCTGCCGGTTGAATCATGAAGTTTCGATAATGATTACCACCAACCTGTGAATCAAGACTTTTATCAGAACTCATAACTTACTCCTAGTGGTCATGCAATAAGAAACTCATATGCTTTCGTAGTTTGCTTTTGTTTTTACTTTCCAAAAGACGAAAAGCAAAACCCCTTACCCTGCTAGAATTAACATTAGCAAGATCGCACACTGTCTCAAAATTGTCAATGGTTGAAACAACAGAAGAGAAGAACCATGCAACGGCCTCCTCTTTTTCTTTAGAAGATTTATCTTGGCACACATCAATCAGTGCTTGAATGATAACACCGTTGAATAATGCAATATAAGGATTTTCAGACTTGTCTACAATTTTATCCTCTAATATATCTTCAAGTTCGTCATCCGTGTAATTTAAAAAAATATTCTGCATCTACTACTGCCAAAGGTTTTTTATTATTCTTTTTTATAATTAACAATGGCTCATGCTTGCCAGAGTTATCTTGTGATTGTGTGTATGCATTCCAAACATTTAACTTTTCTTGGTTCTTACATTCTATAGAGTAGGGAAACTTTTGTCGAGCAGCTTTTGCCATAATCAAATCTTCTCCACCAGCACCCATACTCCTGCTCTCTATATCTTCATCTGATATATCTAAAACTTTTATTAGTGTATCTCTTACCCATTGCTGTAAACGTCTGCCCTTTGCTTTAGCGCTTTGGGTTTTCATTTAATTTCCTCGACTTTAGGTTCTAAGTGAACTTCTGTGAGATATACGATCCCATTGTTATAATTAAACTTACGAAGTCCACCACCGCCGTTGCTATCAGCCCAGCAAGTATACTTAAAAGAACAATAGCGGCAAGCGATACATAACTGACGATTACCAGACTTACCATAAGGAACATCCCCATAGCATTTAGGGGGGGTTTTATCTTTATCCAAGTATTCTTTAACAGTTTTGATTTTACTTTGAACATCATGTAATTCCATAGAATGAACATCTAGTAGGGCCAACTCTCCTGACTGTTTATCTATAGCAAGAAATGCTCCCTCTGTGTCTCCCTCACCTTTTAAATATCCTGATAGCTGGCTGATGTATCCAAATGGATCATCGTCACAGAGTGTACGCTCCTTAAACTTTTTAAATCCATAGGCAGATGCACTCTTAACATCCACAGTCACTCCATCAATTCTACAATCCTTATGCCCTACCACACCATCAATCACAACTTCTTTTTGTTGCTCTGTTACCTCATGGCCAGAAGCATAACATAAAAATAGAACAAGCTCTTCCAACACATGACCATATAGAAATCTAATCTGATCATATGGCTGCATATCATCCACTCTCGGCACTTCTTTTAGATCATACCAAAGCTGACGTAGGGGTTTACCAATGTTAGATATTCTTAGATATGGTTTTCTATTTGTTCTATCTTCTTTAATAGAATTAATTAAATGACCGGCTATATTTTTACCGGCCTCTTCTGCAAACTTCTCCAACTCTTCGTCGGTTCTAGGAGAATCATTGCCGTGTTGTAAGACTTCATAAACATCTTGAATAAGTGAAGAAAGTTTTTTCATTATAAAGTAGAGGGGAGAAAAACTTGGAAGTTATAGTCTCCTCCCCTCACTCCTCTAGTTATGCAGGGAACGGTACATCATCGGAGGCAGGTGCAACATAACCTCCTTTAATAGGATCGAAAGAAGAACTTTGAGGTGAGTACTCAACCAAGTCAACAACTTGGATGGCACATAGATCACCACCTCTACCCTTTCGATTTCCCCACGACCAATCGTAGGGACGGAATTTAACTGTGACCAACGAACCATTCCCAATGTAGGTATCATCCATGGGTTTATTTTGGGAATCAACAACTGTCGGACGTTGGTTCATGCTTCCATCCTTTCGACGGACCTTTCGCTTTAACTTAATAAAGTCTCCTTTTTCATCGCCAACATTCTTAATCTCAAGACCACTCTCTTCAAAGAGTGCTTTAGCAGTATCATCTAATTGTGATAGGGTACACTCCCAAACACCGTCTTCTTCAAACTTTGTGTTCGGAGCGACGATTGATGTCCAGTAAGCAACTCCAGTAGCATATTTATAATCTTCAGTCATAATTTAATTTCTCCTTAATGTAATGTTAATTTAAGCTACCGCTTCTTCAACAAGACGATAGCGAGTGTATCGAGAACCATCTTCAGCTTTAGCTTTGATTGTCTCAATATCATGACCCAAGTCACGAAGGTCAGAGATAGTAGCAGTCAGGTTTTCACATAGCCCCAACTGAATTGCAGTCTTACGAGTTACTCGCATACGCTTCTTCAGTGCGGCTAGTGTTTTCTTCTGACAATTTTTCATAAATTTTACTCCTTGAAGTGTTATTAAGAATTGTACTTTACAGTATGTGTTACATGCTGTCAACACATTAATGTGTCTCTGCCCAATTTTTTCCAATTTTATATTCAGAATCTAACGGGCATCGAAAAGAATATATTTCTTCTACCTCCTTCATTGCAGTTTTAGTAATCAATCCAAACTCCTCACAGTCCTTATTGTGTACCTCAAACTGGTATTCATCATGGATACTAGCAACAAGTCTTACATCCAATCCTTTCTTTGTGTACGCCTCATGCATCTGCACCAGCCACTGTTTACATATAACAGCACCAGCCCCTTGAATCAAGGTGTTTAATGCAGCATGAGGAGATCGAACCTGTAAAGTCCTACCATCAAGTCCCGGTATGACCCCATTCCTTTCGACTGTTTTATTTAGATTATTTTTAAGAGCAGAGAACTTGGGCATGTTACTCATAAATTTAGATATCAATGCCTCTCCTTCTCTCGCAGTACCGCCTACGATCTTACCAATCTTGGCAGCACCTGCACCATACATCAGTGCATAAATAAATGTCTTGGCTTGGTCACGGTCTGTAAGGCCAGCCATCTTCATGTTAGCTGTGTGAACATCACCTTCTAAAATTTCTTGTGTAAATTTAGGATCGTCCATCATGTGTGCTAATCCTCTTAGCTCAAGGCCAGAGGCATCAGTTCCCACTAAAGAATAGTTGGTAGCATCTTCCACACTCCACATTGATCTACACTCTGTTCCCATAGGAGAGTATACGGCAGGAACCTGTGCCATGTTTGGGGAGGTGTGAGCCATACGACCTGTAACAGTTTTTAAGGTTAGAACTCTACCGTGAACCCTGCTACTACTATCTGCAGCTTCTACCCAAGATTTTACCTGTGCATATCGTTTACCTAATAATAGATATTCAGATATCTTTTTTGCTTCAGGTAAATCAATTGTCTCAAGGACTGCCTCATCTACAATGACATTCCCCTTATCAGTTTTCTTATCTGGCTTCCACCCTAAACCCATTAATCTTTCTGCTATTTGTTTTCTAGAAGCAGGATTAAAGGGAGTAACAATATCATCCAATGGTTTTCCTGATCTCTTATGTGTTCTACCAGAGACAACATGAGGAGGGAATATTTGTTGTAGTTCTCCTTCTATATTATCCATCTTATCCTGAACACAGGATATAAATGTGGTTGCTTTAGGTAAGTCTAAGTAGAATCCATTATCTTCTTGTTGTTGAATAATACTTTTAATTCTATGTTCTAAAGCAATTGATCTAGAAGAAAAAACATTTTGTTGTTTCTTAAAATATTTATATAAAGAATAGGTAACATTAACATCTTGTTTACAATAGTCGAGCATCTCTTCAGAGAAGTGATCGAAGCTATCTACTTCTCCTTTAGGAATACCCAATCGTTCACCCCAAGACTTTAGGCTATGTCCTTTCTCAATTATAGGATTGTAGAGTTGAGACAGGATCATAGTGTCTAAAATCCTGTCTGATTGTATGTCGGTTCCCGTAAGTTTATTTAATACTGGTGCATCAAAAGATATACCATTGTGCATTATAAACTTAGACACGCTACGGGCAAAGTTAGGAAACTTAACATAACATTCTTCTTCAACAAACGTATAAGGTATATTTTTATCTATGTCATAAGCCACAATACAGTGTATCTTTGTGGCATCAATAGCATCGGTTTCTATGTCAAGAACTACGCTCATAACCGAATACAACTCCTATTTAAGTTTGATCATTGCCGCCCTATTGATAGGGATAATAAAGAAAAACTCTCCTTTGCTAACATATCTATTCGGTATTTCTTTTAAGGGACATGAAGCTACCACATCCCCTCTTATTTGCCAAGCCCTAGTATACTCTTTATTAAAAATAAAGAAGTCTAAAAAGGCATTTTTACTTTTTGCTAACGCAATCAGTCGGCTCTTTCTTTCAGGAATGCGAACATCTTCCCAAGTAACAGGCCAATCTCCAGACCACACCAGCTTAGTCTCTACCTCTGTGTAGTGAAGCACATCATTCTTTTCAGAGATAATATCAGGACCATAGGTTTCTTTTTTATCTAAGATAGAATGATCTTGAGATTTTAAATAGGATACTCCTGCTCGAATAGCCTTGGTGTTTGTTTTGTTGTATAAATTTCTATCAAATTTCTTTCTTACTGTGGCTGCGCTAGAAGTAGCCTTTATTCTATCGGTCAAAATGCTTCTCCTTCTTCGTCCTCTTTAACTTCAAAGGGATTAGATATTTCAGACATGCGTCCCGAATCTTTATCATAAAAGAGATATGTAGTCGGTCCAACCTCACCACTATACCTGTTCTTCAGGATTCTGACAAGGGTTGTATTTGCTAATGTCTCATCTGTCTCTTGTTGGTTTCTCTCCAAGGCATACACCATGTCTGATAGTTGAGCAATACTATGACTGCCCCTAAGATGGGCGAGACTAACCTCTCCACCTTCCTCATGAGACTTTGAAGAGTTTGCTCGACGTAGGTGTGATACAAGATTTAAAGAGATGCCTGTCTCCTCAACCAAGCTTCTTAGCTTAGTCATCAAAACATCAATACCTCGACGCTCATCTCCTTCCTCCTGACCCGATACAAGAATGGACAGGTGATCTAGAAAAACCCATTTACAGTCTAAAGCTTTAGCCATATACCTGATTCGAGAGAGTATCTCGTCATTAGATATAGAACCAAAATGATCAAAAGCAAAAAGTCGTCCCGTACCAATGGTCTTCTCCTCCCAACGCTTGAGTTGTTCTTTGGTAAATTGATCCCGCACTTCTTTAATATATAATCTTTGGTTTGCTTCAACTGCCATAATATTAAAGGCAGTCTTCTTGGTGTTCTCTTCAAGGGCAAGAATACCAATGTTATCTTTTGTATTATATAGAAAGTGATACATGAGTTCTCTTAAAACTGAACTCTTCCCCATACCAGAACCAGAGGTCCAAGTGACAAGCTCTCCTGTCCTGCAGCCAAAAGTCTTTTCATTAAGAGATGGCCAAGGATAGGCTACACTCTCACAAAAATCTTCTTCGTAAAGAGAGTCACCCAATTTACCAAGATTAATAATTCCTGCAGGTGTATACGGTTCTGCACCCCACCAAGCCTTAGTGAAATCCTCTCGGCACCCAGCCTTCAGATAATCGGATGCATCTTTAAACTTGGATAGTTTAACTATGCTGCATGTGTTGGGTTCAAACAGAGCGGCTACCTTGTTTGAAGCCTCCCGTCCTGCCTTGTCATTGTCAAAGCAGAGAATAACATTATCAAATGAATTAAGATAATCCATGTTCTTTTGACAGTCAGACACTGCCGTGGTGGCAGACCTGACTGAAACACAAGGCCATTGACTACCAAACATTTGATAGGTAGCTGCAGCATCCAACTCACCTTCAGTAATCGTAATGTATTTACCTTTAGCAGGAAAGTTTTTCTGTCCAAATAAAGCTGCATCAGTGATGTTGCCTTCAGTAGGAAAAGTTTTGTTAGCAACAACTCGAAACTTGTTGGCTACATGGGAGCCATCAGTATTGTAATAAGGATATACATGCTTAATAATATTACCATTTACATCCTGAACAACGGAAATTCCGTAGGCTTTACAGGTATCTGCGGTAAGTTTACGATCTGGAATATCTCTATAGTTTTTATTTTCAGTCATGTTCGTAGAATATACTTTTAAGTTAGCGTTAGATGGTTGAACTGATTGTTGCATACTATCTTCCTTTGAATAAGTTTTACAAACAAAACAAAAAGCACTGCCATCGTCATACAGAGCATTGCCGTCTGACGATCCACACTCTTCGCAATTCACATGCTTCATAAACTTAGCATCTTTCTTCATGTGGTTCTCCTATAATTAAAATAACCTACAGTTCGTAGAACTTACTGTAGGTTACTTTAATTAGTTTGCCAGAATGTCTGGCGGCTGTCAACTGGAACTTACTATTATATAGCTATTAGGCTTTGCCTTTAATGCACTCAACAACCCCTCTCTATTTTTAATAAAATCTTCTGCCTGTTTTTTAACTGTGAAGGTTATGTTCGTATTGTTTCCTTCGTAGTATATAAAATATTTTCGTCTTCTCATTTTGTTAGTGCCTCCCATGATACAGGATACAACTCTTCTATAATATTATTCCACCGCTCTGCCAGATTCTGTATTTCTATCTGGGCTAGGTCATCGCTCCTTAGTTTATATGCCCTAGCAAACGCAGCCAAAGAACCTGTAACATAATAACTTGTATATGTAGCCTGTGGCAAAACCATCCGTGCTTGCTCTGGCGCTACTCCTGCTCTAAGAAGTTCTTGATAAGTATCTTTAGCCTTAACGTATAAATGTGTTACTTTAGTACCAGTATAAGGATTTAAATCAAAATATTCTCCGCTCCCCTGCTTTCTATCTGTCGGTGCTTTTCTCCACCTTGTTGTGTCAAAAAATTTAGGAGTGTCATTCACATACCTTCTACTTACTTCATTATAACTAAATCCTACTGTATGTTTAAATCTTTGCCTTGCAATAAATATAGGAACAGTTTCTCTGAGAGTTATCATACAATGAGTGAACGGTGTGAAGTGATTGTGCTTGGCAAGATATTTAATTAACTTAACATCTTTATCTTTAAGGACATTTTCTACAGGACCGGCAGGAGTTATGGACTCCCATTCACTTTCTTTATCAAAAGAAACTCTAGCTGCATTAACAACAGTCAGATCATTTCCTAAGTGAGAGATTAATTCTGCGTCCATTATTGATCCTCTTCCTCGTTCAATAGGTTGTCAATAAAATATTTTTTATCGGCCATAACTTCTTCTGCTTCTCTCTTTGCATGGCTTCTGGCCTCTTTTAAAGAATACCCCTCTCTTTGATATTCTCTTGTAAGCTTTTTAAATAGATTTTTAGAATCTAATTCCCATAAATTTTTTGACATGTTATCTCTCAAAAATTTCTTGTGTAGTCCAACGCTTTTTTTGATAAGCTTTCTAAACTATCTTCTGTTATTGTTAATTTTAATTTTAAATAATCATTTTCTTCTTTTAATTCTTTGATTCTAATACATAATTTATTTATTTGTTCGTTTAGATCATAAACATTTTTCTTTAAAATATCTAGCTGGTCCATATCATCTGCCCATTGTCTTTTCTATTTCCTGAAACAGCACCTGAAGTTTAGTGGCTGTTGTGTGTAACTGTGCCTCTTGGTTTAAGTTTATAAATTTAATTTCATTTACATTATTTAAAATATCTATCACGGTTTTTGCGTAGTATTCTAAGTCTTCATGCAGACTTTCATGAATAATCCTTAAATCTACTGACAGCCTATCTTTACCGTTTAGAGATTCTTTTTCTTTTTTTTCGATATCATTAATAATTTTATTTAAAGAATAAAGCATAATTCCTCACATAAATTGTGGACCATTGTACCAACAGACAATAGAGTATCTGCTGCCATATTTAACAGGTGTTATTTGATGCCACATAAACGATGGAAATACTACCACGCTTCCGGCATTACGCATTTCCTTAATGGTTTCATATCTTTTCTTTTCTACTGGCGATACAAGCTTTTGTATTTGGAAGTCACCACCCTTGAAGTTATCGTTCAGTGTTATACACACACTAAGCTTGCGAACAAGTCCGTTTTCGTCAGGCAGCATATCATGATGCCATGTGTATTTATCATTCTTATGATAGATACTGACCTGTGGGATTTCATATCCAGTTAAATTATAGTTCCATCCGCATTCATCTTTAGCAAATCCAGCATATAAACTAAAGATATCTACTAATTCTTTTGAGTTTAAAAAGGCAACCTGAGATTGTCTCCTCTCCTCGTCGAGAATATCACTGTCATCTCCTGCCACTGTGGATCTATCGAAGTTCAACTCTTTTAGATATTTAATAATATTATTACAATTATTTTTATCTATTG